AGAGAAGTTCTAAAAGAACATGGTTTCGAAAAACTTGAATGCTTTTGGTATTCAGATGGTAGTTATTCTAGTAATTGGCGAGATATGTCTGTCGCCAACGAAAAACCAGACAGAGAAGAATCGATGTCGCTGTGGCAATTTGGTTTTAAAAGCCAAAACGAAAAAAATAAAAGAATTCATCTTGAAGCATTGATGCCAGTATTTGAAGATTATTTCAGTTTTGATTTAAGATTCTATCCTCAAGTACAATTACATGACCGAGAATTTTATTCAGGTCCAACGGCAGTATTGAGTGTTTCAAATATAATGGAAGAAGACTTGACAGATCTTCAAAAGTATATAAACTATCTATTAAATATCGAATGAAACTACTGGCAATACTTCTAACTGTTCTTTTCGTAGGGCTTAAATTAACAGATTACGTTGCGTGGTCTTGGATTTTGGTACTATCTCCGCTATTAATTTGGATAGGCTATATTGTATTTTTACTTTTTCTTCTTGGCATATGTGCGCTTGTAGCAAATAAATTTCAATAATATGAAATCTCAAAGAGACATCAAGCTAGAATGGAAGCTAAATTGGTGCGACGATAAATCTGGATGCTGGTACTCAGCTAAAGTTCCCGTTATAGGATGGGTCTATAACATAGAGGTTGATGGATGGTACGATTACGAAAATGAAGAATTTGTTGAGCGTTCTGAATATATACCTGGAGTTTTTTATAGCAACCTCGACTACGATTGTTCTCCAATTATAAAAAAAGAATTTTATAAAAAATTAGATGCCGCTAAAGCTGCTTGCGAAAAGCACTTAAAAGACAATGCTCAAAAATTTAATAAATGGTTAAAAACTAAATAAAGAATAGATTTTTTTAATACACTTGTTGCTCCCAAGGCTTAGGCAGCAGATAGTTAATTATTAATGAATAATACCAAGTATAAGTTCGTGCAAACAACTGGCTGCACGGCATTTGATTTCACTGTCAATGATAATTCGCTTTCTGATCTTCCAGAAAAAACCCAAGAAGAAATTCTTGATTATCTCTTAATTAAGCTGAAAGAAAGATTTAAAGAAAATAATATTAATTTAGAAAATATTGTAGAGCTTTTTCACTATGATGATTATGAATACGATAACCACGTATGCGAGCAGTGCGGCGACACCGTTAGCTCTACAACATGGAATATATGAAAAGTAAAAACAAAAAAATTCAAATCGAATTCGATAGCGAACATTTGCCTGTTATTATTAACGCGTTAGAAACTTATTCCCGACTTCAATCTGGACAGGTTGCGATGGCTATGGATATAGTATATGCGGACAGAAACCTTTCCTGGGATGAAAGACAACATATCGAAGGCACTGTTAGATTTATGGCTTTTCCAGCTAATCCTAGAAGAGAATACGATGGTCGTGGCGGATTTTACGATCAGTATAACAACGAGTACGACGAATCGGGCAATATTGCAGAAGAAAACGAAGACTGGAAGAATAAAAAAAATAGACCCCATCTAGATCATGCTAATTCATCTTTTGGGGTTGGTTGCCCCGAAATGAAGGGCGGAACAGTTGCATGGGAAATTAAAAAAGCTATTGAAGAATATCTTCACTATCAACGAAATAATGGCTATAGAGACATGGGTGTAGACGGGGATGGAGTTCTTAATATTTCTGGAATTCCTAACGCGAAAATAATTGATACTGAAACAAAAGAGTATTGGGAGCCAGTCAAAAGATTTCCTATTCCGCCCAAATATCAAACCAAAATTGCAGATTTAATACAAAGCAATAAGTTTAGTAATGTCTGGACTTTAATAGATAAGGCTTTTAAAAATAAAAAACTTCCTGCTGGCAAATGCATGAAAGTCGAGGAAAAAGACTCCTTGTATTATGTTGTTGTAGAAAAACCCTATAAATTAAAATGATTAATAAAATTAAAATAACGAATCTAGCCGATGCGGAAAGCTATAGCTTTAATAAAAACAATAAAGACTATAACATATGGGTATCGACAGTCGGTCAGGAAGACAGAAAACAAATAAATAGAATGAGAAAAAACTTTCAGGAAAAGAATGTTAAGTTTTTTCACCAGTTCTTTGCCGATTGGTCAGACGAAGACGGAGCAGAGTGGGGGCACTTAATTCAGGACGCGCCACAGTCTCAACATATTCAAAATATTATTTCATTTTTAAAACCCTTTACCGAGGACGATAAGCCTCATAGTCTTGGAATAAATTGTTTTGCCGGTATTTCTAGATCTACTGCCATCGGAATTACTGCTCTAGTCATGGCTAATAGAACAATAGAAGAGGCTCTTACAGAAATCTTAAAAGTAAGAGTAGAAGCCTGGCCCAATCTTAGAATATTAAAATTTGCGTCCGAAATCCTAAATATAGATGTTCATACCCATGTTAAAAAATGGAAAGATCAGTTTTTTCATTCGGAAGAAATCTTCATTCCGCCAGATAGACAGCAATGAGTAATATTATAGAAGAAATAACAAATCTAACAGACGAATGGTATCATTTAATTGGAAAAGATCACCATAAAGATCGTGACTGCCATTGGTACATTGAAACCAAGTGGAGCTACGGTTTTCCGCCTAAATATTTAGTTTGCCATTATGGGTATATAATTGACACTATTGAAGAAGAATGCGACTCATACGATTTAGCGTTAGCTAAATTAAAAGAGGTCTTGACAAAAGAGGTAAAAGAGTATATGATTTACCAATCACAAAATGAAGAAGAATCTGATTGGTGAAAAGCCCCTATTATTTTTAGGAGATAACCATGGCTCATGGGACGGTCTTTTATTTAAAATAAAAAGAAATAATATTTCCAATGTAAATATAATCTCTGTCGGAGATTTAGGCATAGGGTTTTACCCTAGTCGAGATATGCTTACGTGCGATTCGCTGGACAAGCAGTTTAAACAGCGCAATATTAACTTTTACGGAATAAGAGGTAATCACGATGACCCTTCTTATTTTAAGGGAGAAAATAGAGTTTGTTTAAAAAATTTCGAGTTGATAGAGGATTACTCGGTTTTTGAGCATGGTTCTAAGCTTATTCAATTTATAGGAGGCGCGATATCCATTGATAGAACCGGAAGAGCGGTTGGAGTTTCATATTGGGAAAACGAGGGGGTTGTATTCGATAAGGACGCATGTCAAAAAGTGGACATTCTTGTAAGCCATACAGCTCCGTCATGGTGCTTTCCTCAACAATTCAATGAAATCGTATATGGATGGGCTAGTGAAGATGTCAATTTAATTAAAGACCTGACGAACGAACGAGCTGTCATGGGCGAAATATTTAAATTATGCACTCCAAGACTTCACCTATATGGACACTTCCATTCGAGTTGGTCAGAAAGGGTAAACGGATGCGTGTCAAGATTGCTAAACATAGACGAACTTTATGAATGTCCGCAATAAATTTTATCCTTATTAATGAGATTAAATTTTCCATTAGAAGAATCTTTTAACGTTACTTCTAGTACATTTTGCGGCTTGGATTGTTATTTGATAACGCCACATATTGACGCAAAATGGAATAAAAATAATTTATTCTACCGTTCTCTAGTTACGGATAAAAATGGAAAGGTTTTATCTTCTGGTTTTCCTAAATTTTTTAATCACGGAGAAAAAATAGAATGCTATCCAGATCCTAACAACTTCAACGACTGGAAGTGTGAAGACAAAATAGACGGCTCTCTTTTAATTGCGGATCATGTTAATGATCAATTTTCTATGCGGACGAGAGGAACCGTATCTTATCTCGCTCAACCAAACGCAGGAGACTTTGAGCTTCTTCCTAAGAAATATCCAAAAGTATTAGAGTTTTTAAAAGAAAACCAACATTTAAGCTTATTATTTGAAATTGTTACCCCAAATAATGTAATAGTTGTAAGACCCCCAGAGATAGATTTTTTCTTTTTAGGCGCAATTAATAAAAATGGAATGTGCGCGGTTTCTTCTTCTGACCTGACTAATATTTGGAGAAAAGTCGGCCCGATACCAATGCCTCAGTCTTATAATTTTTTAGATACTAAAAATCTTTCTAAAATAGCGGAAAGTATAAAATTATGGAAAGGCAAAGAAGGCGTTGTTGTATCTTACAATAACGGACAAAATAGAATTAAGTTAAAATCTGATTGGTATTTGTTTTGTCATAGAGTCAAGTCTCAACTAAACTCACAAAGTAATTTAATTGAATATTATATTGATTCAGAAATGCCGTCGCGCGAAGAGTTCTTTAAAAAAGTAGAAGCAGATTACGATTTTGAAATAGCCCTTCAATTAAAAAAAGAGATAGAAAAAATTTGTAATTCCGGTGAAAAAGCAAGAAAATACATAGACAATATTCTTGAAATGGTTCACGACATTAGAAAAGTAGAGTCAAGAAAAGAGCAGGCTGAAATGATAAAAAGGCATTATAATGAAAATCCAGCCTACGCCTTTTCAATACTTGATAATAAACCTATATCTAAAACTCAATGGACTAAACTGATAAATAATTTCTTATGAAAAAAATAATCAAGCCAGCCGAAAGAGAAGAAGCCGTTTATTACTCTGACTTTTCTGGAAAGAATTTGGGAAAGTTTGCGGCTCCTGTGGAATTAAAAATTTCCTGCGGATATGAATCTAAATATGACGGAATGGATATAACTTTTCATTTACATGACGACGATTTAGAAAAAATAATTGCTTACCTTAAAAGTAATATTTCCAACGACTTTAAAGAGTCGATAACGAAAAAAATTGATAAATATGATAACGATTATGAAGCGAGCATGCAAATGAGAGACTGGGATGCATGCGATAA